CCTCGCGCAGCGGTGGTCGCCATCGAGCACCTGGACGACGACGGGAACACGGTGCCCTTCTCGGACGGGCTCTCACCGGAGACGGTCTCATGGCAGGCGTACGCGCCGCAGGGCACGCACGCCCGCCGCGGCTGGGTGGAACCGAAACACGGATTCATCTGGCCGACCGTCAGCACCGCGGCGCTGGGCCGAGTCCGGGTGCGCTATACCGCCGGGTATGCGGACACGGTCGACACGCTGCCGGATCTCGTCAAGGCCGCGATCCTGCTCATCGCCGGGAGCTTCGATCAGTTCCGGTCCGAGCAACATCTCTCGGAGCGCAGCAGCAAGGTTGAGCAGCTGCCCTTCGGGGCGCAGCAGATCATGCGCGCGTTCCTCTACACCGCGCTCCCGACGCAGCCACTGAGGACGACGCCGTGGGTGCTGTGAACGTCGGCTCGCTCGTGCACGAGGTGACTATCCAGCAGGGCGCGGACGGCATCGACGAGTCGGGGGCACCGATCCAGACCTGGACCACGCTCGCGATCGCCTGGATGGCGCGTGAGGCCGAGCAGGGCGGCACCGGCGAGCGGTTCGAGGGGAACCAGGAAGTCGGCGCCCAGGTCACCCGCTGGACGATGCGCTATGTGTCGGACATGGATCCGGACCTGGTCGACGTGCCGAAGGTGCGACGACTGCTCTACCAGATCCGCGTGTACGACATCATCGACGCCCAGACGATCGACCGGAAGAACGGGATCATCCTGCGCACGCTCGCGAACATGGGAGCGTCGGCATGAAGACGGGCATCCGGATCGAGGGCGGCGCTGAGCTCGCGAAGGCCTTGCAACAGCTATCGGTGCGCGTCTCAAAGAACGTGCTCCGAGACGCACTGCTGGACGTCGCGGCGCCGCCGCTCGAGCGTGGCATGGCTCGCCGCGCGGCCCGTGCACCAGGCGCCCCGGACCTCGCCGAGCACATGACGACGAGCGTGGCGGCGTCCTCCGGACGGTCGGCGGCCGTGGTCGTCGGCCCATCGACCGAGGTGCGGTCGGATCAGCCGGGGACGACGTTTGACGAACAGGGGCGCTATGTCGAGTTTGGGACCGTAGATACGCCGATGCAGGCGTTCGCGCGGCCGACGTTCGACAGCGATGCGCCGAAGGTCATTACGCCGATGGGCGCCGCGCTGTGGGCGACGCTCGTCGGTCGTGGGTTCTCGCGGCCCTCGGTTGCTGGCGGGCCCGTGGCGGGTGGGCCACGTGGGAGCTTGCTGTAGTGGAGGCCGCGGCGACCGTGCGCTTACGGCTGCTCGACATCGGCGCCGTGACGTCCCTCGTGGGCGCGCGCGTGACGACCGGGCAGATCCCGCAGTCGACGCCGCTGCCGGCCATCTTCGTGCAGCGGGTCGGCGAGGTGCAGCGGTCGCATTTGCGGGGCGGCGAGTCGATGATCATGGTGCGGGTGCAGGTCACGAGCTTGGCCGTCACGCGCGCCGGCGTCGTGGACCTCGACGAAGCGGTGCAGGGGAACGGCGCCACGACGGGCCTGTCGAACTGGGCCGGCACCGTGGGGAGTCCGAGCGTGGCCGTCCGCTGGATGCAACCGGCGGGCGTGGATGAAAAATTTGAGTCCGGCGCGCAGCAGCGCTACCGGGTCGATCGCGATTACTTAGTGCACTATCGTCGATGATGTAATAGGCAAAGCTCGACGTCACATCTAGGGGGCACCCGAAGACGCATCTTGGCCGATGCGCGATGTGACGACAGAGGCCGCGAGACGAGGCCGCTCGCTGATGACGCTCAACCGCGTCGTTAGCGGCGGCCTTTTCTCTATGCGGCGAGTGTGAAGGCCGACAACGACCGATCAAAGGAGACAGAACTGTGCGACATCCACTTTCACAACTCGCGCAAGCGGCCTCATCGGGCATGGGTGCCCTGGATGTCGCGACGCGCAATTTCGCGGACGTGACCGACACGTACTACAACAACGACACCGACATCGGCTATGGCGCGCAGCTGAAGGTCGGCATGGGCGACAGTCCGGAAACCTTCGTGGCGGTCAAGGGCGTCGTCGAGATCAAGCTCGCGAAGTTCTCCAAGCCGAAGGTTCCACGGACGCATCTGCGCAGCCCGAATCGCGCGCACGAATACACAACCGGGCTCACGGAGTACGACGCGGTCATGGTCAAGGTCAACTGGGATCCAAACCACGGCTCGCACAATGTCGCCGGTGGCGACGGATTCACGGGTCCGGGGCTCCTGGGGCTGATGAACAGCGGCGACACGGCGAACTTTCGCGCCGAACTCATCATCTCCGGGTCGCCGTATCTGTGGAACTTCCCCGGCAAGGTGCTCGAGTTCGATCCGCCGACGATCAACGCCGAGAACCTGATGGAGGCGACCTTCGCGATCCAGGCGACGACCTATGTCGCGCCCGGCGTCTAAGGGGCCTCGCGCGCGGGTGCACATCACACGGGGTGGGCGCTGGGCCGTCGCTCAGCGCCCTGTGAAGTGAGGGAGTTATGGATCGGACGAAGGAAGTCACATTCGAGGTGGGCGGGCGCGCGTTGACGATGCGCAACACGCTCAAAACGCTGAAGCGCTTCCAGCGCGCATTCGACCACACCGACGCGAACGGCGTCACGCACATCGCGGACCTCATCGAGGTCCAGCGGTTCCTGCGCGAGGGCTCGCTCGAGCACGTCATCGCGTTTTTGTGGGCGGCCCTGCAGGACCGGCACGCGGCCGAGTTCCCGACGGTCGATCACGTCGACGAGCTCTACGCCGAGCACGAGGCGGTCGTCGCGTCCGCGTTCCTCGAACTCTGCGGCATGGGGAAGGTCGATCCGAAGGACTTGGAGGAACTCGCGCGCCAGATGCGCGGCGACCCTCCGGCGGCTCAGGTCGACGACACGAGTGGGACTGGCGAAGTCTCGAGATTGCCTGTCTCGCCGGCGGCCTGAGCGAGGACCAGTTCGACGATCTGACGCTGGGGCAACTGTCTCGACGCCTCGTGATGTGGAAACGTGAACGGGAATGGGAGCTCGATCGCGACATGCGCACGGCCTGGCACGTCGCGGCCCTGACGCGGGGTGCGCAGGATCTGCCGAAGCTCGAGACGCTGCTCGTGAGTAAGACGGGCGGGCGCCCGCGGCAGTCGCAAAAGGAAATGGTCGCGACGTGGCAAGCCATCGCGGCCCGGTTTGGGGGGACGTTTGTACCCGTGACGAAACACTGACATGGCAGGCTCCGCGACCGTAGGCGTGCTGCGCGTTCTGCTGACCGCGAACGCGGCCGAGTTTGAGACCGAACTCAAACGCGCGGCCGGCGTCGCCCAAAGCTGGACAAAAAACCTGAAGGACGTCGGCCGCCAGGCGACCGAGCTCGGGTCGGCCCTGACGCGTACGCTCACGCTCCCGATCGCTGGCGTGGCCGCGGCCGCGGTGAAAACGGGGGCCGAGTTCGAATCGGTCATGAACGCGATCCAGGGCGTGCTGACACCGACGGGCGCCGAGATGGAGCAGGTCCGCGCCACGGCGATCAAGATGGGCGCGGATACGGCCTTTTCCGCGAAGGACGCCGCCGAGGCGATGCTCGAACTTGGTAAGGCCGGTTTCACGACGTCCGAAGCGATCGCGTCCGTGCCGCAGGTGCTCGAGTTAGCGGCCGCGTCGGGCCTGTCGATGGGCGAAGCCGCGGAGCTCGCCGCGCGGTCGCTGAATGCCTTCGGCCTCGAGACCGAGGATCTGTCGCACGTAAACGACGTCCTGGCGAAGGCCGTCAACTCGTCGACGCTCGAGATCAGCGACCTCCAGACCGCGTTCAAATACATTGGCCCGATCGCGCAAGGGTTCGGTGTGTCGATCGAGCAGGCGTCGGCCGCGCTCGCCATCATGCGCGACAACGGCATCGCCGCCGAGACCTCCGGCCGGGCGTTGCGCGAGGGCATGAGCCGGCTGGCGAACCCGGTCAAGGCTGTGCACGAGGTGCTCGGCGAACTCAATATCAGCCTGAAGGACGTCAACCCGGCCACGAACAGCCTGGCCGACATCGTAGGCAAACTTCAGGACAAAGGCCTCACGGCGGCCCAGGCGCTGCGGCTCTTCGGGGATGCGGCCGGGCCGGGCATGTTCGCGCTGGTCAATCAGGGGAAGGACTCGCTCGTCAAGCTGACGACGGAGCTCGAGAACAGCGGCGGCGCGGCGAAAAAGATGGCCGACGCCATGATGCAAGGCCTGCCGGGCGCGCTCGAGCGGCTGAAGGGCAGCGTCGAGACCGCGATGCTCTCGATCTCGAAAGCGATCGAGCCGTCCATCCTGGCCATCCTCAGCGTCGGCGAGAAGCTCGCGGACCTGATCACGACGAAACTGGTGCCGGCGTTTACGGCGCTCCCGCAATGGGTGCAAAACAGCGCGATCGGGATGACCGCGCTCGCGGCGGCCGCTGGGCCGATGATCTTCGTGCTCGGCCAGATGATCACGGCGGTCTCGACCGTCACGGGCCTATTCACCGCGAAGGGGATCGTCCTGCGCGGGCTGACGCCCATCATCACGTTTTACACGACGTCGATGACGGCCGCGGCCGGCGCGACCGACGCGGTCGCGATCAGCATGGGGCGTCTCATCGCGATCGGCGGTGGCGTCGTCACGCTGTTCGGTTCGCTCGCCTATGCCTGGGCCCAGT